TAATTGTAGCGGCTCCGTCAGACTTCAGGAAAAAGATGCCGTCAGTCACATCTAGCGGAGTAGTATCCGTAAGTTGCAAGCCAGCGACGATGTCAGACTGTGTCGCATCGTTGGTCTTGAATCGGATGTTGAAAGCTAGTTGCTTTCCAGACTCATACTTGAATCCCTCTTTAACTAACTGGAAAAAGTCGTGATCATTATCGCCAGCAGCGTTAGTGACCAAAAGAATGCCGCCGTCTCCATCAGTCAACGCTTCAGAGGCAGATCCTGTTCCATCTTCAGTTGTGGTGATTGTCCAATCTGACGCCAAGTAGGTGTCAAAATCGTTAAAGTAAGCGTGATATTTGTGGGGTGCCGGAGCTTTCAGCTTACCTAACGTACCGTCTGCTGAAATATTGGTCACACCCGAAGTGAAATGAGTTGTCATGATACAGTTCTCCTATGTTTGAACCAGCTATCGCACCATGCGATAAGCCATAATGACAATTCAAGTCTATTGCATTAACAGTGAAATAAAAAGCCCTTTGGCGACCACAGGCGGGCTAGTCCTGTTGCTTGTCAGGGGAAGGAATGGTTACCCCTCGGTCTAGTAGAGAGAGTCTACTTGCTGTAGACCATCTCATATTGCGCTCCCCTGCCGAGGGATTGCAACTGTTTTGCGTACTTTTTCAACATTACTTTTGCTGCATGCTGTTGAGCTGGCGACCAATCTTCTTGGTGAGCGAGAGAGTGACCAAATCCAGTGTCTACTTTGTTGTATCCAGATCCATCGACCTCGAAGGCGCCGTCACATGCTTCAGACAATCTTACCGCACATTCTCGCAACGCTTCTACAACTTCAGGTGAAAAAGGCTTAGGTTGTGATTTTTTCTTGGTGTTTGTAGCAAACACCTTCTCAACAGCTTCAACGTCTAGAGCAATATCTTCGATGCTGATTTCGTCTTGCACAACAACGTCGTCAAGAGCTTTGTCCAACACTTTCTGCTTGCCAACTAGAACTGATGCAAGTCTGGCGTCGATCGAACCGTCTACAACCAAATGCTGTACAAGCACTGAGTTTTGCTGACCAATCCTGTGACAACGATCTTCTGCCTGACTCATGTTTCCGGGCACCCAATCCATTTCTGCGAAAACCACATGGCTTGCAGAAGTCAAAGTGATTCCAACTCCAGCAGCGCCAATGGTTCCAATAAAAACATCAGCGTCGCCAGCCTGAAAGGTTTCTACTGCATGCTGTCGATGAGCTTGGTTGCAGTCTCCAGTGAGAGTAACCACTGATTTGCCAGCAGCTTCTAGGCCAGACTTGATGCCTTCGACCACATCCTTGTGGTGAGCCATCACTACAACTTGATGATCAATAGATTCGAGGTGAGCAACCACATCTGCTACTTTTGCCAAAGCAGTTTCATGTCTAACTTCTGACATCTGCTCAAACTTGATGTCTTCTGATGAAGTTTCTGACGCGGCTTCTGACAAGCTGTCGAACTCTTTTGCAAGCTGGTCGCCATAATCCTTGCTAGGAAGAACGATAATTTGTCTAACCTTCTCAGGCAGATCTTTAAGAACCTCGTCTTTCTTTCTGCGGATCATGAATGACTGGCGAAGTATTCTTTGTAGCTCATCGAGATTTGATGCGCCGTCCCAGTGCCATCCGAATCTGTCTTGATAACCGCCAGCGTAGCGAACTCCAAACTTAAAGAAGTTGCCGAAGTTAGCAGGGTCTAAATAAGCAGCAATTGGTTGTAACTCAATTGGTCTGTTGGTGATAGGGGTTCCGGTCAATACAACTTTCCTGTTGGCTTTTATGTTAACAGCGACCTTGGTTCTTTTTGCTTTGCCATTCTTGATGTAGTGCGCTTCATCCATTACAACCAGATCCCAAGTTCTAGAGTTGATTGCGTCTTGATGCTTGGTTAGAACGTCATAGTTGATCACAACAACGTCAGGGTTAGTAGGGATCTGCTCGCCGCCACCATTAACGATCTGGATGTCACGATCAGCAACCAACCATTTAGTCATTTCGTTTTTCCAGTTGATCTTCAATGAAGCAGGGCAAACAACCAAAACAGTTTTTGGGTTAGTAGCATTCATGACGCCGATCGCCTGAATGGTTTTACCAAGACCCATTTCGTCTCCGATCAAAACAGAGTTTCTTTGCAATGCGTAAGCGATCCCTGCTTTCTGATATGGAAGGTAGTCAAGACCTTCTGGAACCGGTACGTCTATCTCAGATGAAGTTGCTTGAGAGTCTTGAATGGCTTCTACGTTGTCGCGGTATCTGGTTACAACCCATGCGTTGTCGATCTTGCGAACAGAATATCCAGCAGCCTTGACTGCTGCTTTCTTCTCTCTCCATACCTGCCAAAATTCTTGGGTAGGGAAAGCAGTACTGACGAAGCGTCCGTCTGTATGTACTGTTTCTTCTGACCAATTTAGATTTAATTCCATCGTATCCGTTCCTTGTTTGTTGAAAGCAAGGCCATTATACAATTATCCCGTGTCGTTATGCAAATGTTTGTACACACATATTTAAGCAAAAAAAAGAGGGCCGAAGCCCTCTTTCTTAGTGCGGTTTGGATTACGCGCCTTGTGAGCCGTAAACTCCACGCCAATCAGAAAAGCCAAAAGAGTAACGCTCTCTTGCCTTATATCTGATGTTACCAGTGCTGAAGTCTGGCTCCATAGAAGTTTCCATCGCTGTACGCTGGAACATCTTCAAGCCTTCTCCTGCCTCGGTAACCGAAGTCAACAAGAAGAATGCGTCAGGGTCAGTCAGATAGTGATTGACCGTGTAACCACCGGGAAGTACCCCAGTGTTCGCAATCGCGTTGATATCGTTGTCAGCAGTACCAGACCTTCCGGGGCTGTTCAGAATCCTGTCAGCAACGAAAACAAGCTGTGGTGGAACCACAAGTTTTGTTGCGTTAACAGAGATAGTCAGTCCGCGATCGTCCGTAAACGTGCTGATGTCAATCAACGCGTCTTCGAGGCTAGTCTCATTTAGGTCGGCCATTGTACTAGCCCTATTAGCAGCACTGCCGCCGCCTGCTAAGGGGTGCGCTGTGTTGATCAGAGAAACTCCATCACCACCAGTGAAGCTTGATGAGAATGCATTGTTCAATACATTTGCACCTTTTACTTCTTTGGTGTTCGCCATGGATCTAGCGAGGGCTTTGGTATATCGCTTGCCGAGAGAGTCATAAAGATTATCTTCTTGCGCCTCTTCCGTTAACGCGAATGCCAACGCTACCGTTTCATGAGTGTATCGAGCGCTGTAAGACTCTGAAGCGTTGTCAAATGACACGCCAGCGCCTTCAGTTTTAGTTGGTGCGCCACCGAATCCAGTTATCAAAACTTCTTCCTCGAAAGCTCGATCTGAAGTTTCTTGACTGAAAATAGCCGCGTACTCAGCGTCATACTGGTCATAGGAAAGACCAAACAACGCATTTAATCCGGGTTCTAGCTCTTTAGCTAGCGCCGATCTTGAAATCGCCATTGGTTATCTCCTTACGCTAGGCCAGCAGAACCTTGACCCATGATGTGGTTTTGAATAACCACATAAACATTGGTGTTGGTCGCGCTAACGTCATTGTTGTTGGGATCTTCCGAAATATCAATTGCCTTAAATGGAAGAGTGTTTGTGGTAGCACCAGTTGAAACAGCAAGTTCCATATTGGACCTGCCTGAGCTGGTGTCACCTGTGGTTGATTGATCGACTGCATCGAAGTTGCCGAAGAGGTCGGCCACTGGAAATGCAGCGTTTCCTTGTATTTCAAAAACCACGTTGGGGTCATCAATTACAAAAGCTATAATGTCATCAGCAACAATGCTTGCTGGGTAATAGTTCTTGTATACCTGTTCTCCTGTGGTGGGGTCCGTGTATTGCACACCATTAAAAACACCAACTAAAGGTACAGTTGAGCTTGCGCCAACTCGTTCGATAGTTCCGCCGGTTACCTGCTTTACAGTGTCGCCTTGGAAGATTTTGGTGCCATAGTTACTGGCTATGCGATAACGAGATTGGCCACCGCTGTATGGTGCGCCTCCCATCATCTTAACAGGCTTTAGTCCAAATGCAGCGTCTTTATTCGCCATTGGTTAAACTCCTATCGTTTTCCAAAAGTTACTTTAGTGGATCTTTCTGGATCATACTTGACATAACGATTGTCTCCGCGAGTCTCATTGAACATAGTATTGTCAAGCGCGTCATTCGCATCTTGAGTTTTACCTTCGTAATAAGCACTTCGCTCTTCAACCATGTTTTCAGGTATTTCAGCCAAAAGTAATCCCTGATTAAAAATCACACCTGAATGACGTCCTTCATCAACACAGTCCATGTAGTCTTGCCATTCTTCAGGAAGATCCTCTGCTCTGACGAGCTTAAACCCTTCCCTTAAACGTCTAGATACATTACTCCTGTCTTCTGAACCAAGCATAGATTCTCTAATCCATCGATACCGGAATCCCGGTCTGTCTGGCGGAGCCTCTAATTGCCTTCTGGGCGTCCAGTGTGTTTGTCGAGTAGATTTATCGTGATTCTCGGAGTCACGGGAACTTCTGGTTGTCATTTTGTTTTCCTCTTGAGTTGTCATTTTAAGAAGCCTGTCTCGCTTCGATCTTTTGCTTTTCACGGGCTACAAGCTGTAACCACTGTTCATCGCTCATATCGTGCGGTTTCATGCGTCTTGCGTTTTCCAACTCGGAGGAGGTAAACCTGACACCATTCTTCTTAGCTTGTGTTTTTTGTCGACCCCCAGCAGGGGCAGAAGCAACTCTTTGCACAGGTGGGTTGCTATTCTCTTGCTCGACCTCCTCATCTGCTTTCTGCAAATGAGGATGATACTTGTAAACTCTGTTAGTTAGTTCTTCAAAATACTCTTCTGTATCCGGCTCGTATCCTTCATTAACCAGCTTGTAATGGTTAAAGAAAGCCCACTCAGATGCTTCCTTGTCATATTCAGGATGATCTGAGTTTTCATCTCCGTACCAAGCATTCTTGGCATGCCAATCTTTTGCGCGTTGAGAAGGCTGCACTGGTTGCACAGATTGTTGTTGCTGTGGCGCTGCCTGATAGTTTTCTTCAGGCAGAACTTGTTGAGCTTCTTGACCTTCTCTGCTTCGAGCGACTCGTAGCTTTTCTTTTTTAATTTCCAGCTTGCCTTGAAGCTTGGTCGCTTCTTTCATCATTTCGGCATCGCCGGAATCAACTGCTCGCTTATAAAGATCATCAGCCCTTTGCTCTTCGGACTTCATGTTCTCTTCTTCTTGAACCAGCATGGCCGATCGGTTGATCTGCTGTTGGCGCCTCATGTTTTCGTTTTCGGCCTGAACCTGCGCCAACTGATTTGCAAGCATTGCGTTTTGTTGCTCGACGTCTCTGGTCTTTTGATTAAGCTTGTTAATCCTTTTGCTTACACCTTTAGTATACCGATCCAGCTCGTCTTCGCTTGACTCAGGCGCTGCAACTTGACCGTCATCCTCGATCGATACTTCTAGTTGCTCCTGCTCTTGTGCGTTATTTTCAATCATTTATAGACTCACAATATCTTCGGGATCCAATATGGTGGCGATTACCTCATCATCATTAATAATCCTGCACTCGCCTCCATCGCCCAGCTTGAACCGAGCGCCGGAATATCTGCCAATCATCACCCACTGCTTTTCTTCGCACCAGCGCTTGCCTCCGAATCTTTTTTCGTCCGCATAACAATCTGGCCCCATTTTCACAACAAGGGCAACCACAGTGGCTAAGCCTTCACGATTCAGCGTGTCTTCAGTTAGCAAGATCCCGCCTTTCGTAGTTGGCTTCGGTCGGAAAGGTAGAACCAGCATACGCCAGCCCGTTGGCTGGGGCATTCTTTCAACTAACGATTGATCCAGTAAAGACGGGTCTACGACACGCTCTTCGGGGTCAACATATGCTGCGCTAATATCTATCGGTTCTACTTTTTCTTCGCTCATGACTGCCTTTTGATGTATTCCTTTATTTCACCTTCGATATAATATAAAGAATTCAATTCGCCTTGCAAATATTTATACATTTCCATATTTTCTAAAGAGCCGGACATCAAAGTCTCTTGAATGCGCTCTTTCCGCTCTTCTATCGATCTTTTAACATGATCGACAAAGTCTATGCTGTCCAAGGCTAGTCTTTCGGCATCACAAAGTTTAAGCCGCGAGTAGCAGCGCCGCCGCCACGCGCCTTCATAACGATACCGCCTTTCGCCATCCCTTTGACGCCTCGACCTTTAAGAATGTCGGCTTGGGTTATCTTTCCGTCCTTATTAAGATCTGGAAATGTTTTTCCTTTTTTGGCTTTGCCCATTTTAGTCCTCGGTGCGTTTTTAGTAAGTTTGCTGAACTGCGATCTTCCTAAAGTCATTAACTAGACTTCTTTTTCGCTGGCTTCTTTTTCTTTGGAGCCGCCTTAACTTTAGGCTTTTCTTCAACGGCCTCTTCTGCTTCAGGCTCAGGCTGAGACTCAGGCTCTGGAACAGGGTTACCAGCAATCCTTGCTAGTTTCCTAGCAATCCTTTCATTGTTTTCAGCCTCTTTTTTTGCAGCTTTCGCATTTGCTTCAGAAAGAGCTAATGCTTCAGCTTCTCGCGCCAAAGCTTTCTGCGCCTTGAGTTCTTTTTGCGCCTCTCGAATGTAACTAGTCGTCATTTATTGTCCTCGGTTTTGACCAATCTCTAATAGTTTCAAATCTTCTTGCTGCTGTAAACGGTCACGCGCCAAGCCAAGCTTGTCATCGGCTATGTTTTGCTGAGTAAAAATCCTTTGATTGTCAATTGCAACGTCTTGCGCTTTTTCAGCAGCTCTTGCAGCTTGCTTTTGAGCAAACTGGTTTTGATCTTGGTCTAGCTCTTTATCTCGTAACGCAAGTTCTTGCTGTCTGATTGCAACCAGCGGATCAGCATCAGAAGATCCTTGACCGATTGATTGCAAGAACTGAGCAGAAAGCTCTGCCATGATTGGC